TCCTTTTACCTTTTAAGGGGTTAGAACCTTTGAGTTTATTGGTTTCGAGATCAAAATCTCTTCTATACCGCAACGGTCGTTCTTTATGTTGAAACCAATGGTCTGATATTTTTTTCATGTTTTTAACAGAATTTAAATCTCTATTTATACATCCATACCGGTTATTTTCCATTTTATATGTTAGGACGGAATGTAATTTACGAGATTTACCATTCTTATCAAGAAGATGTAAATTTTCGCATCTTTCTTCTGTCTTATGATTAAGACAGGATGTTCTGAATTCATCAAAGTTATAAACAGAAAAATGTTCTGCTACTTTCCTTTTGATGCCTATATTTGGAGTGCTTATAAAGTTTTTCAGTTGATTTCCCTGCCAATCACCATATAAAATTTTACAGTTTTCTCCAAAAGTCTCCTTTATTTTTTCTATCATTTTGCTTTCGGCTCTCTGCGTGTTAATATAACTGTACCATTTGTATTGTCTAAATATATTGGCTTCATATTGTTTGAGTAATTGAGAATTTATATTATTTTTCATCTTTATGTATTTTTGAAATTTTGTTAGATAACATGATTTCGAATTATAGTTAGTCAATTCAATTTCTTTTTTTGTGATTTTATTTTTGTTTCTGTAGTTACTTATGAGCCTTTGATATTTTAATCTTTTTGTGTCATGCATCCTTTGAGAATTTGAGTATCTTAGTATATTTCCGTTATCATCCATCATATATAACAAATCCCTCTTTCCAGGATCATTATATACTTTTAATGATTTCTTTACTGTATTTAGTTCTTCTTCACTTATTTCATCCAAATAAGGAAATTCAACATATTTTTTCTTCTTCAAATTTTTTATTTTTTGTTGTTCTATTTTGCTTAGCTTTTTAAACTTTTCTCTTAGCAGTTTTCTTTTTTGTTTACCTTCTTCCTTTTTGGTTTGTTTTAGTTTTTCTTTCACGTTTTCTATTTGTTTAGATGTTAAATCCTTACAAAGTTCTTTCATTTTCTTCTTTCCCTTTTTCAAGTTCTCCTTTTTTTGTTTCTCTTTTATGTATTCATCTTCATGAATAAATTGAATTGATACTGCATATCCATCTGTTAATATTCTACTATCAAACACATAGCCTTTTTTCTTAAATATTTTATTCTGAGTATTAAAATATTTATCCCATAGCTCTTTTTTAGTCCCATCAATGTCTTCTAAGTATTTTTGCTTGTTCTTTATATCAAATATTTCGACTATGCTTTTTGTATCTATCGGTATGTAATGAGGTTTCAGTTCAGTCCTCAAAGGAAAAAACTGAAACATTTTACTTTCGAGCTTTTCTAGTTCAAGATTCATACAAATCATGTACTTTAGAAATTGTTGTGGGTTATCATTTATGTCAGCATGAAAGGAATCTTTTGTTTTTGATGGTAATATTTTGCTTTTGTATTTAAGTAACCATTTGTGATATTTTTTGTCTATATTTTTTGTATTGTTAAGAAGATCTTGTTTTAGTACATACAGTTCCTTTCGTAGTTTCTTATTCATCTCGATTTTTTCCTTACCCTTATATTCTTCTAATATTTCGCTATGTTGTTTTTTGAAACTTGAGTTTACAAACCTTCTTACATAGTTTAAAAAATGTAGCTTAATATTGTTCTCTATGTTTGTTAGCATATCAGTACATAGATAGCCAATAATCTGAGATAAATTAGTAGCGTCTATCTTGTTTTTATAACCAAGCTTCCTATATACATTGTCATAAAAACTACAAAAGTCTACATAAGTCTTAAGGTTTGCCCCTTTTGGTTTAGGACCAACAGATTCAGTAGATAAAGCCTTGAAAGCCATCTGTATTAAGCCTTCGTCTATTTCTGGTATAGTTTGCTTATTATGGTATTTTTTTAGGATCCATAATCTTAGAAACTGATACACATGAATGACTAATTTATTTGCTCTTCTTATGGAACTATGTAAATTTGCATAATCTATAGTCCCCTTGACAATTCCCTTCAGAGGAACTTTCAAAGTCTTGTATTTGTCTGGAGGTTTTTTCATTATATATTAGAATAAGATTTTATTTTTATATATTGTTGCAAAAGCAAATTTTATTTTTTTTGAAAACTAAAGGAAAATCTATATGTTTTTAAAAATAAAGCAAATTCTATATAAATATAAATGTATAGTTATAGTATAAATGGAAAGTAAATATAACTGTGAAACATGTAACTATCATTGTAACTATAAATCACATTTCGAGCTACATAAGACATCATGGAAACATCAACATAACGGAACAAGTAGACCAAGAAAAGATAAGGGAAAAAAAATAAAAAAAGAAAGTGAATATGTCGTATATGTATGTAAAATATGCAAATATACTACAAAAAATGTATCCTTATACAAACACCATGAGCTAAAATATCATACTCCAATAGAGAAAACTAAAGATGTTGCAAAATATTACTGCAAAAGTTGTAATTTTGGATCGATGTTCGAAAAGCATTATGATAGACATTTGGAAACAAATAAACACAAACTTAAAAGTAAGATAGACTCTTTACTCACAGAATAAATATAATTTTATGGATATTTATGCCTAAACATAAGTCAGACGATTACAAATTATCCGCAGTTCATTATTTTATAAAAAATAAAAGTCTGAGAAAGACATGTAGCTTATTTAGTTGTAGTAAAACCTCTTTACAAAGATGGGTAGAAAGATATTTAGAAACAGATTTAGTATCTAGAAAAAGTAACAAAGTAAGGAAAACAATTGTCACAGACAAAATCCTTAACTTTATAGAAAAACAGATCATAAATAACCCAACAATCGTTTTACGAAGACTTAAAAAGCTAACTGACAAACATTTTAATGTGAAAATAAGCACAACATATATGTATTACATCATAAAATACAAATTAAAGTATTCGACAAAACAACTGAGAAAAAAATATTACCCAGAAAAAAAGTTAGCTACCTTGAAAAAAGACAAACTTGACTTTTACGGAAATATATTAAAGATAGGAATAGAGAACATTATTTCTATTGATGAATCTTCATTTTACTTAAATATGACTAGAAATTTTGGAAAAAGTAAAATAGGAAAAAGAGTGTATCATAAGACAAATATATACCCTTTCAAAAGATACAATTTTATTTGTGCTATTAAACATGATAAAATAATCGGATTTAGGTTATACGAAAAACTAAAAGGAGGAATTAAATTCGACGAACTCAATAAATTTATTGATGATTTTATAAAAAACAAATACACAAACAACTATATTCTTATGGATAATGCTGTCACTCACAGAACCAAAATATTACAAAAGAAAATCCTTAACACTAAAAACAATTTCATATATGCCTTACCATACAAACCAAATACAAATCCAGTAGAAGGGTTGTTTAGCCAAATTAAAAATTATGTCCGTCAAGACAATCCAGTCACGTACAACGAATTACACTCATCTATAAAAAATACAATAAAGAAATATGTAAAAAGAAAACATCTTAAAAATTATTTTAAGGTATTCTCGATGAATGCTATCGAATTTGTTAAAAATAATGAACAATAAAGTGTCCCATTTTTTAGTGAAAATGGTGTAATGGATTAGGTGAGAAATATATGATAGAACAAAATCATTTTATTATACAAACAGTAAGAATACCATCTTCAGAAAAACCGAGTCTTAGAAAGATAATACAGGTTGCCTTAAATATTGGACAATACGAAGGAACTACCTCCAAAATATTAAAAAAATCAAATATAACTGATTATATCTCTAAAAGTGACAGTAAAATAAAACTTAATACAATATTATCTAAGAATGACATCAAAAAATTATATAAATTACTGTAACATGTTATCACATACTTGTTTATTTATATATTGTAATATTATAAATGCCAGAGTTTTTAGGTGAAGATAATGCTAATGAAATTATACCAGGACTTTGGATAGGTAATTATAAAGCTTCAAACCGTCTTTCTTTTTTAGAAAAAAATAATATAAAATATATTATCAGAACAGATTTTAAATATACATTAAAATGGAACAAAAAAAGATATTTGAATATCAAAATAAGTTCTAAAAAAAATTGTAAATCTGATAAAATTTCTACTTTTGAAAAAACTAATGAATTTATATATGAAGGTCTAATGAGTGGAAATGTATTAGTACAATGTAAAAGGGGTCATCATAGATCATCAACTTTAGTGACTGCTTTTATTATTAAATATATGAAAAAATCTTATGTTGAGGCTAGAAAACTTGTGAAATCGAAAAGACCCTACTCATTTTATAGAAAAACATGTTTAGATGATGCACTGAAACGATATCATGAAATAAATAAATTATAAAAATTCGTCTTCTGATTCATCGTCTTCTGATTCATCGTCTTCATAAAATTCAAAATTTTCATCGTCAGACGGCCAATATTCCTCATCATATGATATTTGACTGAGGCTATCGAATTGACACGTTTCATCATCACTTACATCGTCGTACAAAAAATCATCAGGTGGTTCGGGATATAGTTCTTCTTCCTCTTCGATAATGTATGATGGTTTAGGTGGGAAATGTTCATCGTCATAGTAAGTAACAAATTTTTCATAAGACCACAAATGAGAAAATGGTCTTGTGAAATTGTCAAAATGACTTTGCCCGATGTGTCTATCCCATTCAATTGTTCTTTCGAAAAGATGTACCTCATCTTCTCTCTTAATCCAATAAGAATAACCGTAACCAAGACCAGTTTTTTCGTTAAATTGACTTTGTAGAGGACAAATTGCATCATATCCAAACAAAGATTGTACATCAGAACTTTTTACACTCGAAGGGATAGAATAACGACTTGCACATAGTCGAAGCACATATCCATCCTTTCTCTTTCCGAGATTGATGATACAACTATTGAAATCTGGAAGGGATCGTTCAAGTTTTTCAATCAATATATTAATTTTTTCATTTGTAGTGTCGTCATCGATTTTTCCATGTGTCTTTAGTGATACAACACGTTTTTCATAGATCCTCCTCTTGTCCATTTGTCTTTCTGCTGCAATTTGAGCTTCGGATTTAGGAATTTTACGGCCTCGATGAGGTCGCAGGTCTAGAGTCTTCGGCAATACATCAATTGATTGATATTGGGTCGATGATTCCATTTCAAATTCTTAATGAGATAAGATATCAAATAAATTGATAATAACTAATAGTATAGTATATAATACATGTATATAAGAGTGTATCATACCATTATTAAATCAATTTTTTTGGTAAAAATTGATTTAATATAGAAATGGTATAAAGTTGTATATATATTCATTCGAAATATATAAGTGTACTTATATTCAATGGAGAAACATGTACGAAATGATATATGTGTTGATAATAAAAAAATAACATTGAATCCAATTCCAACAGAAATTGGATTTTCGAGTGAATATATATCAATACAAAGTTTATTAACAAATACAAATACAAAGGCAAATAAAAACACTGAAAACATATGGATTGAGGATATAACAATAAAAATAAAAGATAGTAAATTAACAAAAATGCAGGAAAAATATAATTTTTCTTATTTTTCTAAATTGACTATCGAACTAATTTACGATCGCGAAACAGATATTTATAAGATGGATTACCATCTGATGGATTTGAATAATGAAAATGGAGTGTATACTATAATTATTGATTTAGATAAATTATGGAATTTGAAGAAAGAAAGATTATATGTTGTTATGATTCTGTCTGATGATCAAACAAGTTTTATATCTACACAGATGTTTAATATTACAAACAATCTCCACAAAGAAGTATTATTTGCGGAAATATTTGTAGACTATGACGAATTAATGGATAGTGACAATTCTTCTTGCGAAGTAATTGACTTTTTTACTCGAACTAAAGTAACGGCAAATATTGATACATATTAATATAAATTGTTCAAAACGATATTAGAATAATTTATATATTATTTTACTATTTCACTGAAATTATCACCGTTAACTTCATTAGTATCATTAGTATCATTAGTATCATTAGTATCATTAGTATCACCGTTAACTTCATTAGTATCATTAGTATCACTGTTAACTTCATTAGTATCATTAGTATCATTAGTATCACTGTTAACTTCATTAGTATCATTAGTATCACCGTTAACTTCATTAGTATCACCGTCACAGGATACATTGTTTTCACCACCATCACTACCAGCAGGTCCAACATTACCACCATCACTACCACCATCACTACCACCATCACTACCACCATCACTATCACCATTATCAGACACATTTTCGAACATATTTAATAGGTCTTCTATGTTTTCATCGATTGGTATACCTGCTTGTTGTTTTAAGAAATTAATACTTGTTCCACCCTCATCATCTT